GTGGCTGTGTGATATTGATCCCCGGGGGGACCCGGACCCATAAAGCGCGGGGACCGCGGGAGACGCCGCACTGTGGGGCGGATCGAGCGTGGCGGTGGGAATGGCGGCAAACCCGTCCAGAGCCTACCAGGCCGGCTTGAGGTTTCGCCGGCCGGGCATGGCCGGGCCTCCGGTCATGTCATCTGAGGGCGTGGCGGTATTGCAGCAATACGCCCCTTTCATCTCACGGCCAGCCGGTGTTCAGGTCGATGGCCGCAAGCTCTTCCGCCGTGGTGGCGGCTTCGATCTGCGCCTTCAATTCCGCCTCCCTGTCGAAGCACGCCTGCACATGCGCCCGCACCGCCATGGCCACAGCGGTGATGGCCTGCGCATCGAGAGCCACGAATGTGCCATCCGCCATCTTCCAGTTGATGACCGCATCGGGGTCGATCTGCGCGCCGACCACCGCGCCGATGTACTTGGTCTGGCTCACCGCATCGGTGGCGATGGGCATGCCGTTGAAGGTGGTGCCGCCCGTTTCCTTCTCCCAGCGGAGACCGGCAAGCTCCGCGAGCTTCCAGGCGCGAAGTTCTTCCAGCGTCGGCAGCGCCACCCGGACCACCCAGTTGCCGTTCTCAAGCCCGGTGAAGGCGGTGGGCCCTTCGTCCCGGACAACCGGATACCACGACACCTTCTTGTGCGGAATGTCTGCGGGCCTCTCATCATAGTGACGGATTTCCCTGAGGGCGCCGTCGATCAGGAGTGCGAATTCCATTGTCAGGGTGCCTTTCCAAACTTGATGGCGAGCACGTTGATGGGCTTGGAGCTGTCGGAGCCGTAGGCCTGGACGTACACGTTCGCTTCGTAGGTGATGTTCGGGCCAATGAAGCCGCCACCGCAGCCGCCGCCATTGTACGAGACGCCGACGAAGGAGGTGTTCGGGTTGTCGAGGTCGGTGTTGAACCCATCGAAGGCGCCGACCGACGCCATGGGCTTGGATCCGAGCATCAGGGCAAAGTCGTTGACGGCGCCGGCGGTGCTGAAGTTCGCCGTAGCACTGTTCGTATTGTTTCCGGCACCCGACGCCACAGTAAAGACAGGGTTCAGGCCAGCCCCGCCGCCGAGAACCCAGACGGCGAACAGGCTCGACGTCGAGCTGGCCCAATTGACGGTTATGGGGACCGAGCCCTCTCCGGGCGGTGCCACCACACGCCAGAACTCGCGAACCGAGTAGGACGTCGCCTCGCCAATCTTCGCACAGGCCGCACCGTTGACGGAGCACGAGGTGATGCCCTGGCTCAGGCCGGACACACCCCCGATGAACACGATCCTGTCGGAATAGTACGGGCCGATGTCGAAGCTGATGGTGCGGGTGACACCGGACGAGAGGTTTCTGCCGGCATAGGACATGGCATAGGGTCCGGGCCTGCTGCCCACTCCGAACCCGGTCAGCTGATTTACGCGGAGCATGGCTCAGTTATCCTTCGCGGCACTGGTGGTGTAATAAATGAACACGCCATGCAGCCGGGCATCGATGGCCATGGTGTCGGCGGCGTCAGTGGCCTGACGGCCCACATAGAAGGAAACCAGGTCTTCATCGCCAGGCGTGCCCTCGGGCGCAAGGGCGGGCGTTTCGGGTGAGATGTACAGGTAATCGGTGTTGCCGCCCGTATCCGTCACCCTGGCAACCGCGCTCCAGGAAATCCCTGCGAGATTCTCCCCGTCACCCGTTGCAATGGCATAGACTTCCCACCTGACCCCGAAGCTGGTGCTGGTGGCAGCATGGCTCCAGACAAAACGCGCGGAGATTGGACCCTTGTTCCAGCTCCTGGGCATCTGGACGGAGAAATAGGCCCCTTCGTTTCCGAAGGGGTCCAGCAGCAGCACCCTGTAACCGGAACCGCCCGAGGGCCAGACTGTCGTCAGCGGCGCGTTGCCACTATCGTGCATCGCAGGTGCCGGCACCCAGATGGACTGCTTGCCCACGATGTCAGCGAGATTTGCCTTGGCGTCGAGTGCAGTCTGGAGGCCCGTAACACTGGAGATGGCGTGAGTGTGCGAAGCGGCCGCGTAGGAGCCTGCGGCCTGCTTGCCGTCGAGCGCCGTCTGCAGGCTGGCGACGTCGGCGATGGCCAGGGTGACGGCGCCCGTCCTGCCGGCGACGGAGCGCACGGGGCCGACTTCCACGATGGCGTCCGCGCCGTCGTTCTTCTTGAGATAGAGCTTGCCGTCCCAGGTGTTGACGGCAAGTTCGCCCAGTTCGAGGTCGGCGATAAGCGGAACCTTGCTGGCGACCGCAGACCTCTTCAACTTGATTCCCATAGGGGATCCCTTTCAGGTGCTGACTGGCTGGGAGAAAAAGGAAGGCCGCGTCAGAACGTGCCGCCGTCGATGGTCGTGCCGTCGATACTGCCGCCCGTGATGGCGACGCTGGCCGCGTTCTGGATGGCCATGGTGCCGAGCCCGAGGTTCGATCTGGCCGTTGCCACATTCGTCAGGTCGGAGAGGTTGGACGCCTTGGCGAGCTTTTCCGCGAGGCCATTGGTGATCGTCGTGGCAAAGCTGCCGTCGTTGCCAAGCGCCGCCGCCAGTTCATTGAGCGTGTCGAGCGCCCCGGGGGCACCGTTGATGACCGCCGTGATGGCCGCTGCGACGAAGGCCGTGGTGGCAAGCTGAGTGCTGTTGGTTCCGCCTGCCGCGGTCGGCGCGGTGGGTGTGCCGGTGAGGGCGGGTGATGCCAGGGGCGCCTTTGCGGCCAGCGCTGCATCGAGCCCGGTGATGTCCGATGTGACGTGGGCATGCGTCGACGGCGTAAAGGTCGAGGGCTTGCCCGTCACCCCGGTCCACGGCACGGCCTCGGCGGTTTCGGCGACGTCCACCTTGCCGTTGTTGGTGGTGTCATAGACCGATTTCGACATGTCGCCCATGCCGGCACCTGACAGCGCCGCCTGCACGAAGGCGGTGGTGGCGATCTGGGTGGTATTGGTGGCGGGCGCCGCCGTGGGCGCAGTGGGCGTGCCGGTCAGGGCCGGAGAGGCGAGCGGCGCCTTCTCGGCGAGCAGCGTGTCGACCTGCCCCTTCCGTACGAGGTCGGTGGCGGCGGAAGCATCCTGCGACGCCTTCGGGACGATGGAAAAGGTCTTGGCGCCGCCGACGGTCTGGGCGGTCGAAAGATCGGTGAAGGCTCCACCTCCGCCAACCGGGACAATCGTCGTGGCATTGCCGGCGCCATCGTCGCCCTTGCCGATGTAGAGCGTATTGTCGACCTCGTTGTGGGCCAGCTCGGCGGACTTGAGGGCAGCCGGAGCCCCGGCAGCGCCTGACGCGCGACGCTTGATGCGGATGACGTTTGCCATGAGAAGATGCCTTCTGGTTCGGGATCAGAAATTGCCGCCGTCGATGGTAATGCCGGCGTCGAGACTGCCGGGCGGCCCCTGCGGACCGGGTGAGCCCGGTGCCCCGGACTGGCCCTGCGGACCGGGCGTGCCGAGGACCCTGACGGCGATGGGCACACTGCTCACCCGCACCCTCACTCGTTCGGTGCCCGACACCCGGATGCGAATCGGGCCGGTGTGGGGTGCGAGTTCGAGTTTCCCCGCCATCACAGGCCTCGCGTGACGGGCCGGACTACGGGGATCTCGAGGGTGAAGTTGAGGTGTCGGTCCGGATCGAGGTCGGTGCGCACCATGTCCATGACGACGCTGCCCGGCGGAAGATTCGCCGTCGCGGCGGCCGGGATGACGATCTCGACAGTGGTATCCGAGATCCGCGCGAGGCCGCCGTTTCCGGTGGTGAGGGTTGCGATGACAGCGCTGTCGCTGACCTTCGTGCGGACATGCGCCGCGAGCGTGCAGCCCACCGGAAACACCGGGCTGTCGGCCTCCAGCTGCAGCCTGTACTCATAACCAGCAACGATTGCGGGGCCGTCGGAGACGGAAACGCTCATGGCCGCCACCCGCAGAGCTTCCGGCCCGCCTCGTTATGGGCGAGGATCTGTGCCTTCGTCTGGCGCGTTAAGACATCCTGGCGCGACGGCTTGATGGGCTGCACCCAGTCGCAGTCGCTCCTGAGCCGGGGGTCAGTCGCGCATCCAGCGGTCGAGACGGCGATCAAGAGCAGGATCGCTGCTGTTCTGAACGTCATGCCGGATCTCCCCTGACTGCCGGATGGCCCTGTCGCGCACTGCCTGCCGTTTTGCCTCCCACGCCGCCCTTCCGGCGGCGCGACCTCTGAGCCATGCAATGCCAAGGGCCGCGAGGATGCCCGCCGACAGCGCCGCCCAGCCCGACAGGCGGGACCAGGCGGCGCCAAGCATCGACATGAGCAGCGCCGTCACGGCGTCTTCCCCGTTCGGTAATCCTCGATGCGGGCGGCCTTCGCCTTCCACGCCAGCAGGATGACGATCAGGAAGATTGCGGTACCCGCCCAGGGCAGCACCGGAAGCAGCCAGTCCGAGAGATTGAGCAAGCCGACCGTGCGTTCAGTGACATCCTTCGCACGCTCGGCGGTTTCGACCGCGGGCGCCACCACCGAGGCCGCGGCACCGGCCATGCCGACAATGCCGGTGGCGATCTGGGCATCGGCGGCTTTCACGATGCGCGAGGCTACCGGCTTGCCCTCCGCCCGCTCACGCGACACGGCACGGGGCTTTGCCTTCTGCAGCGCCTCCACGAGGACTGGATCCACGTCCGGGCTCAGGCCCAGCCCGTTGTCGGCGCGGAACGCCAGCACGGCGGCCCGCGTGCGGGAACCGTAGCGCCCGTCCACGATGCCGACCTCGAAATACCCGAGATCCTTCAGCTGCTGCTGGACGACCTTCATCTCCGGACGCTGCGGTACATCTGCGCGCAACGGCCGCCGGATACCGAGCAGGCGTGACCTGGGGTAGCGCGCAACGCTGACACCATCCGACTGATTGCCGCCCAGCACCTCGATCTGCTGACCCGTTGCCTTGAGGAAGAAGGCGACATGGCCGGTGGCATCGGAAGAGCCGCGCGTGAACACCACGACGTCGCCCTCCTTCGCCTGCTCGAGGCCTACGACCTTCTCGCCCCAGGTCAGATAGGAGCGCGCATTGAGCTTGCGGGTGGACGGCAAGCCCGCCTTCTCAAGGCAATGCCCGACGAAGGCGGCGCACCAGGCGACCTCGTCATGTTCCACCCAGTCGTGGCCGACGGTGCGGTACATCTCCATGATCTTCGGATTGTCGGCGGAACCTTTCAGCTCCTTCGTGCCGAGATAGCTGCGGGCGATGGTCATGTGGGTCATCAGGCAAAGTCCTCCTCATGGCCGGAGGCACTCGCGGCCTTCGGCTTCGGTTACGGGATGAATGGATGGTTGGGGGTCAGGCGTGAGGGCCGCCGGCCGCTCAGGGCGGCAGCTTGGTCAGGCGCTCGAGCAGGAAGTCGTACAATTTGTCGATCTTGCCTTCGATGGCGTCGAAGCGCTTGGCGATCGAGGGCTGGTCGATCCGGGCGACGTCGAGTTCCAGCATGCCGACGCGAGCGCGGATGTCGTGAATGTCCGCCTTGATGGCGGCGATGTCTTTCGTGACTTGGCTGGCGGCGTCGGGAACGAGCGCCTCCTTCAACTTCACAATGGCGAGCAGCGCGCCGGCGACGCCGCCCAGCCCGACCACAAAATAAACCACCGTGGGGATGTCGCCGGTCCAGTCCTGCACCATGCGGGAACCTCCTGTTACGTATCGGATGAGGCACCCGGCGCGGGCTGCTTCAGGCTCAGTTGCGTGACGAAGCCCCCTCCCCGCGAATAGCTGTGGGTGACACTTTCGATGCGGTAAGCACCATCGACGCCAGGCCGTGCGCCAATAATGATGCAGAGCCCGTCCGGTATGGCGGAGGTGTCGCCCTCGATGGTGACATCGCCCTCCCCAGCATCGCGTTCCGACGTTGCCTTGTCAGAGGCGGTCTGCTGCGTCGCCTCGTCTTCATCGGGCTTGGCATATCGATGGTCGTGCCGGGCATCGACGGAAAGAGAGGTGTCCTCCTCCGCCTCCTGCCATTCGGCCTTCGTAGAATCGTACCAGCGGGCCCGCACTTTCGAGTATTGCGCCCGTCCGAGCGCGGGCGAGATGTCCCAGCCGTGCAGGTTCCGGCCCCAGGCGGCGGCGACGGCGGCGGTGTAGCTGCCGCCGCGCTTCGACATGATGGCCTTCATGCCCTGGATCCGGAAGTTACCGCCGATCTCGCGTGCCAGCCTCTCCCCCATGTGGATGAAGCTCTCGTCCCGCATCTCGAAATACTTGCGCCTGATCGCGGCGAGCGACGGGTCGATCTCGACTTGCCCGACGCCCGCCGACTTCCCGGCCTTGCTCAGGATGTCCCCGACGGTGCTGTCGTCGAAGTGGCGCTGCTGGCCTTCCTTCGGCTTGCTTGTGGTGTCCATACCCTTGGCCGAGATCGACAGCGTGCGCCCGCTGCCGCGCGAGCCCGATGACCTGACCTCGTCCACGGTGCCGGTGAACACCACCCGGACGCCCTCGCCCTCCCAGCCCAGCGCCACGATGACGGGCGCTCCGATCCGGGGCAGCACGATGCGGCCATCGGTGTCATCGATCTCGAGGCTCGCCGTATCGGAGTGGGTGCCCACCTTGTCGGAGACCGAGAGCGAGATCAGCACCGGCATCAGCGTCGTGGTGATGTTGGTGCCGGCAACCGTCACCATGAACATCGCACGCTTGGACATGATGGGTCACCACAGCTTGATCGGTTCGAGTATCGCGGGCTCGCGGGGCGTGGGCACCGGCATGTCGAAGCTCGTGCCCACGGGAAGATACGCACCCAGATCGCCAAGCCCCGGATTGATGTCTAGGATCTGCTCGACGAGGCCCGGCATGGGGCGTTTGAACCGCCGCCAGACGATGAGCGACACGGTGATGAACTCACCCTCGACGGTGACGGGTTCCACGATCATGAGAACATCCCCGAAAACACCGAAAAGAAGCTGCCGTTGGACGGCTTGCCCGCGCGGCGCACAGCGATGTCCACATCGATCACCCGGCCGATGCCGTCGGCGTCGAGATAGCTGGACCGCTCGCTGACCCTCTCGATCACCACCCAGCCCATCTGCGCGCCATCACCGCGCATGAGAAAGAGCGGTCGTCCCGCGACACGTGCCTGGTAGAGCTTCTTCAGGTCACCGAGCCCGCCGAAGCGGTGCGGAAAGATCCTCGCCTTGATCGACCAGCTCTCGGCCCCCTCGCCCACCCATTCCAGCGGCGGCCTGGCGCCGAGCACCGGCTTTTCCACGAAGCTTGATTCGTGGCCGTGGTCGTATTCCGTTGCGTTGAACGGATAGACCTCGAAACGGATCGGCCCCAGCGTCATCAGCATCAGGCGAACCTCAGCCCGGCATCGGCATAGACACCGCGGAAGGTCTCGCGGACCTCGTCGCGCATCACGCGGCGGATCTTCTCGACGACATCCTCGTCGGCTCTGCCGGCAATGCTGAAGCTGATCGTCTGATTGACCGTCATGCCGCCGCCGGCAGCCGCTCCGGCCTTGTTGACGTATCCCGACCGCCCGGCGGTGATGAGTTCAGGACCGCGCTCGCCCACCATGTAGGTGGAGCCGCGGGAGATCGGACCGCCGGCGGCCTTTCCCGGAACGCTCTCGGCTGGCTTGGGTTCGGCACTGCCGCCCCCAAGCCACGACGGCATGGACGGCCACTTGATAAGGCTCGAGACGTCGATGCTGCCGATGGCGGCGACAATCCGGGACGGAAGTGTCGAGAACCACGCGAGGAGCCCGTTGAAGGCACTCTTGATGGCCTCGATCATGGCGTTCGCCAGATCGGAACCGGCCTGCGCATAGGCCGCCTTCTGGCCCTCGCTCAGGACCTCGCGGGAGAAGAAGGAGCCGATCCAGGTCCCGAACTCCTGCAGCTTCTGAGAGGCCCATGAGAAGCCGTCGCCGATTGCCCGTCCCAGCCCGGCAAGCGGGCGCATCACCGGATCAAGGGCGGCAAAGGCTGGTTGTAGCTGCGTGAGCAGCACACTCGCAAAGCCACCGGCGAAGGAGGAGATGCGGTCCCAGTATTTCCAGAGGGTGTAGGCCGCCGCGGCAACAGCGGCCACCGCCACCGCGATGGTCCCCCAGACGGGTGCGGAGACCGCCGCAAGAGCAGCGCCGACGGCCGTCATCGCCGTGGCGAGGCCGGAAACGCCCGGCACGGCCAGCGCCATGCCGCGAAGACCGGCAACCGCCGTCAGCAATCCCGTCATCTTCATGCCTTCCATGCCGGCCAGCGCCGTCTGCAGGGCGATCATGCCCGAGGCCCCTGCCTTGAGTCGCATCAGCGAGCCACCCAGCGTATTGACCGCAAACGAGAGTGCGGTCAGCGCCCCTCCCCGGCCCATGAGGCCGAGGTACGACAGCCCGGCCAGCGCCGCCTTGAGCCCGACGAACCCGGCGGTGACGGCAATGAGGCTGCCCGACAGCCGCGGAAACGCGGTGACCAGCGCCGTGGCCGCTTCGAGAACGGGCTTGAGAGCGCCGGCGATGCTTCCCAGAACCGGGACGAGTGCCGTGCCGACGCTCGTCTGGAAGTTCTGCATGGCAATCTGGAACTGCTTGATCTGTTCGACGCCGGTCTGCATCATCCGGGCGAAGTCGGTGCTGATGACGCCATCGGCCCGGGCCGCCTCGTCGCGCAGCCTGATATAATCCTCGAGCCCGGTCAGGAGCGGGATGAGACCCTTCTGGACCTGGGCGTCGGCGAAGAGTTCACCCAGCCGCGACATGTCGCCGCCGAGTGCCGTGTTGATGGCGCGGAGCGAGGCCTCCAGCGGATCCGTCCCGCTGGCCTTGGCGTCCTTCAGGACCTGCTGGATGTCGATGCCGAACTTCCTGAAGTTCTTGATGGCGTCGTTCGAGTTGATCTTCTGCAGGATGTTGTTGAAGTTGGTGGCGGCCTCGGAGGCATCGCCCGCACCCCGCCGCACGATCTGCAGGGCGGCGGCGATCTGCGCAAGGCCGCTTTCGCCCGTCATGCCCTTGGCACTGGCGAGTGCCGTAATGGAAGGCAGATACTGCGCCATGTCCCTCAACTCGAAGCCGCCCGCCTTGCCGGCCGCCGCCATGATGTCGAACGACTTGCCCAGGTCCTCGGCCGCAAGACCGAGGTTGGACATGGCGGCGAAGCCGGCCTTGGAGAGATCCTCGAGGCTTGCTCCCGTGGCGGTGGCGGCCCTTGCGATCGACGGCATGGCCTTCGTCGCCCGGTCGACATCGAGGCCCATACCGACCAGGAAGTCCTGCGCCTTCACAATGTCCGTGGCGAACTGGTTCATCTGCGAGGATGTTGCCTTTGCAGCATCCCCGATGGCCGACATCTGCTCCGCCGTGAGATTGCCCTTGGCGCCGATCTCGGCCAGCGCCCGGTCGAATTCCTGTGCCGCCTGCACCGGCGCGGTGAGCGCAGCCTTGAGCACATAGAGTGTTCCGACCGCGTCCAGCATCCGCCCGCGCGCCGCGTCGAGCGCGCGATTGTTGCGCGTGATCGCGGCGTCCAGCCTGTCGGCCATGGTGACCGGGCCGCCCGTGGCGTCCCGCACCGTCCGGGTGATGCCTCGAAGGCTGTTTGCCACGCCGCGTGCCGGGCCCGAGACCCGGTCGAGCAGTTCGACGATGAGCTGGGTGGTCTGGCTGGCCATGAGGGTCTCCCGGGAACCGCTACGCTGTCAGCGCAGTTTATCTTTGACGGTGCTACGCTGAGAGCGTATACGATTCGCATGGAGTTCGATTGGCACGACGCCAAGCACGAAAAGAACCTGGCCGAGCGCGGCTTCGGTTTCGACTTTGCCACCCGGATCTTCCTGGGCCGTGTTCTCTCGCAAGTCGATGACCGCGAGGACTATGGCGAGGTCAGGGTGAAGGCCATCGGCGAGGCCGACGGGATCGTGCTCGTGGTGATTTACACGGACCGGGATGACATCCGCTGGATCATCTCGGCCCGGCTTGCGAACAAGAAGGAGCGTGCAATATGGCACGGATGACACTGGACCAGATCAAGTCGTCGAAGCCCAAGGTGGACCGCGCGAAGATCGCGGCGACAGGCGAAGAGGACATTGCCCGCCACATGCGCGAGGACGGCGAGGACCCAGGCGCTGCGCCCGGCACCTTCGTCGAGGATGTGCCTCCGGCACAGATCCGCGAGCACATGGGCATGACGCAGGTCGAGTTTGCGGAAGCGCTGCGCATTCCCGTAGCGACGCTCCGGAACTGGGAACAAGGCCGGGTGCGCATCGATCCGGCAGCACGTGCCCTCTTCCGCATCCTGAACCGTGACCCGAAACATGCACTGAAGGCGCTTCAGCCCGGGCGCAAGGCTGGCTGATCAAGGCTGACATGCCCGCCCGCTCAGCCGCCGTGCCTCGGCATGCCAGAGCAGCACTTCGGACCAGTCCATGTCATCAAAGACGGTGACCGGCGTCGAAAGTACATGCGCGGTGTCCGCAACGACACCGCGCCATCCGGTCACGCCGGGGGCTTCGGCAAAAAACCCGAGAGCACCTCGGAGATGCTGGCGAAGTCCGCCGCGTCCATCTCATCCATACCCCCGGGCGGCAGATCGCAAAGTGTGGCTGTCATGGCGATGCTCTGGTCGAGTTCCGTCGAACCGGGCTCGCGCATCTTCTCCATCGCCCGGAGGTCTCGCACCTTCGGGCGGCGGATGATGACTTCCGTGACCATACGCTCTTCGACCTTGATGGGCCGGACAAGCTTCACGCGGGCAGTATCGTTCATATATCCATCTCCCGAAGTATTGATCATCACCGCTGCACACGCAGGATGCGGCGCTCATCGTCGTTCTGCGAGACACCGTCCAGACGCCACTCGGTCGAGAAGAAATCCCAGAAGAGCTTCTCCTTCTCATTGAACCAGAGTTCGTAGTGCATGACTTCGTTGATGGCGTATTCGTGCCCCTGAAGTTCACCGCGCTGGAAGGCATCGGGTTCGATCTTGCCGAGGCGGCCCTCGATGATGGCCTTCGACTCGATCGCAATGCCGGTCCGCTTGTCGCGTATCACACCGTAGGCGGTGAACACCTTCTGGCGCGACGAGCCGAGGCCGAACTGGGTCAAAAGATCCGGGTCCCAGCCATTGAGCTTGAAGGTGGGCTCCAGCTTCTGGATGCCGACCGCGACCTCGATCTGGACGCGCGACCCTCCGGCGTGGTGGTCCTGGTACATCTCCTGCAGGGTGGGCAGCTTGAGCTCAGCCAGAGTGAGATGCTTCGAGGCGGTAGGGTCGTGATCGCCGCAGAACAGGTTCCCCGCCTCCATGACAAAAAGTCCGGTCACGATGCTTTCCTTTCAGGTTCGGTGGTGGATGTATCGCGTGCTGCGTCAGCCGGTGACGGCGTCGATCTGGGCGAGCAGGTCATCGAGCAGCGCGTCGAGTGCAGGCCGGTAGCGGGCGGACTGGATGCCGAGGTAGCGCAGCACGGGGGCCTCCTCGGCGGCGAAGTTGACCGTGAAGCGGCCTTGGCGCAGTTCCTCCGGCGAGTTCTGGTCGCGCGTGAACTTGACCTCGTAACCGAGGATGTCGCCGTCAGCTTTCAGGTCGCGCATCGCGAAGCCCATGGTGTTCAGTACCGCCTGGATGGTCTGGCCCGTGAGATTGAAGCGCCCGAGATAGAACCGCAGTGTGCGTAGGAACATCAGGTGGATGTAATCGCGTCCCCGCGTGACATTGTAGAAGCGCCAGAGATCGTCCTCGCCGGCATTGTCGGTGCCGACATAGACAAAGCCTCCGCTCGCGATGGCCGTCTCGACGCCGAGTTCGCCGCGGAGCAGAACGCCGACATTGTGCGACAGCAGCCGCTGGCCCTCGGTGGCGCCGTCGGTGAGCGAAAAGTTGATCGGCCGTGACGGGCCGACGATCCCGGAGACCGGCTGGTTGGCCCAGGAATGGAAGGGGCGGCCCTGCTTCTCGTGATCGCGGCGGACACCGATGCCGATGACGGCGGGCGACAGCGGCATCACCGTCACTTCGCTCCCCGCCATGACGCGGACGGCCGGATCCACCGGGATCAGGCGGCTCGAGGACAGCGTCTCGCGCCAGTCGATTGCCGCCTGCTCGGTGGTGGCGGGCCCGTCCACCACGGCATGGGCGAGGAGCTTGTTGCAGATTGCCGGTAAAGCTGCGCACACCCCATTGGCATCGGTCCCCTGCCGCTGGCTGGTGAACCCCGGCGCACAAATAAGGCGGGGGATGACGCCGAGCAGCGGCCCCGCCTGCACGAAGGCCTCGAGCCCAGTGGAGATTCCGTCGCCCACAATGTTGGCAATAGTGTCCGCGACCGTCCCGCCCTCCTCCACGCGCACCACCACGACCTTGGCCGCCACCTGGAACTCGCCCAGCTGGGCATTGATGAGTGTCAGCGCGTCGGAGATGGTGCCTTCGGTTCCGAGCGCCGTACGCTTCGCCGCGTCGTCGGAATAGAGAAACACCGGCGTATCGAGCGGAAAGACCGCAGGATCGGCTTCGGACGCCGTGCCGATGAGGCCAACCACCGACATGTCGCTATAGACGGCGGGACGCGGCTCGTTGTCGATCCGCGTGATCGAGATGCCAAAGGTCGGATCAGACATGGGGTGTCTCCATTGCAGAAGGCCCGCTGCACGGAAGGACCGCAGGACGGGCGTTGTCGGTTCGGTGCGAGGTCAGGAGATTCGATGGACCGGGATCAGAAGTCGATCTCGGGCGTGGTGATGGCGAGATCGGCCTTCTCTGCGGACTGCAGAAGGACCTCGAGGACGAGCGCTTTGCTCGTGCCTTCGGCGGGCGAACCGTAGAAGCGCACGGCGCGGACCCAGCCGCCCGCACCGTCCTCGACGATACCGGTGACCTCGATGTCCTTCACACCCGTGATGGACAGCTTCTGCGACAGCTGCGCGATGAGCGAATGCGTCATGTTCGTTCCTCGCCTTGCTTACAGGTACTCAGTAGCTGCCGCCGTCGGCGAGGCCGTCGAGCATCGTTTGAAGATTTGAAATCTGGGCGATGGTATGGCCGTGGGTGCCATCTGCCTTTGCTGCGAGAGTGGAGACGAGCCCGGCAATGTCCGACATGCCGAGCACAACCATACCGGTCTTGCCATTGACAGAGGACACTGGACCGGACGCGAGGACGGCTTCCGCCACTGCCGCCGCCGCTGCTGCCTCATCAGCGGCCTGCTGCGCCAGCGTCAGGGTCTCCTGGACTGCCGTTGCGGCCTCGAGCACCGCCACGCTGATGCCCGCCGTCGCCGAGATCACCCAGTCATCATGCGCGGCATCCCCGATGCCGCCATTGACGAGCACCACCTCAAAGGCAAGCCCGCCATTGGTCCGGTTGAAGTCCTCGACGCGAAGAACGGCATAATCGTCCTGTGTGCCATCCGCCTGCCGGGTGAGCAGCACATAGGGCGTCGGCGAGAAGAGATCGCGCTGCGCTGGATCGGTGATTGCGAGTGTCGACTGCAGGCCGTTGGTGATATTGAGCGGGGTCGCCGACGTGGCGACCAGGAACCCATTCTCGGAAACGGCCTGAACCTTCGAGAGAAGAGGCCCGAGCACTTCGTTGACCCGGGTCAGGCCGAGGGCGACAAGACGGTCGGTATCGCCGGTGACGGAGGCCACCTCCTGGCCAAGCTGCCCGATGGTCTCGGCGATCAGACGGAACCGGCGGTTGAAGAAGTCGCGGTCGAGTTCCTGTTGATCCCGGACACGAAGGTCCTCGAACCTCAGCATGGCATGCTACTCCATGAGCATGGGATCGGCGGACGCGATGGCATCCATCGCCTGTTCCTTGATGGCGTCGTGAACCGCTGCCTTGACCGTGTACCTGGACCCGGGATTGAAGTGCATGCCCGATGCCGTGACGGGCCGGTTGACGGTAAGGCGGTAGTGGGTCGGTTTCTTTGCCATGTACTGGACTCCCTCAGGTGTTGGCGTACTCGATCAGTTCGGCCACGTGGAACGTCTCCGCCGCCGTCGTGGTCGATCCGACGATCTTCACCGCGTAGTCCGAAACGCTGGTCACGTTGAAGACGCAGGTGCGCCGGAGCGTGCCGTCGGACTGGATCTGGTCCTCGACCGCATCGGCGCTTTCGGTGCCTGAGAGCGTGGCGCCGGTCAGGAGCGACACCGTGCAGTCGTGCTTCGCCTCGTCATAACCCTGCAGGTCGATGATGATCTTGATGCTGGTGCTGGGAGAGCCCAGCGTCCGCTTGGTGCCGACCCAGGTGAAGGAGGTCCTGGTGCGACTCACCGTTGCCTCGGAGACGGCAAGGCCGAAGCCCGGCATGAGGTCGGTTGTCCCCGTCAGCACCGCGCGGACCGGCAGGATGGCCGGGAGCCCCGAGAGGTTCGGACCGTTGGGCGGCGCATCGAGTGCGGCCCACGCACCATTGACCTGCACCTCGAAATCCAGCCGGCAGGCCGGGGGCGTGATGGCCTCATTGAGGATGTCGATATCCAGGATGCCACCTGCCAGCTGCAGCGCCGTCAGTTCGACGATCACGCGCGGCGCGTCGAACTTCGCGAAGTAGAGCTTCATCTTCATGTCGGAGACGAGATTGCCCGCGAAGAAGGCGCCGTCGGTCGACACGAAGAAGGTGCCCTGCACCACGCCATTGTCGGTGTTCGTCATCGCCACATAGTGGTCGCCGGTGGTGATGAGCACGATGGCATAGCGGCGGCCCGACTTCAGGTAGGTTGGGACGACCGGCACCGTGGTCTCGACGAGGGCCGGGAGTGCCGCGTTCTGCGCCGTGCCGCCCACCTGGATGCTGGCGGCCGGCACGACGGTCCGCGAGATCACCCGGTTGAGATCGGGCATGCCGTAGGCTGTCTCGCAGACGATGATGTTGACATCGCCGCTTGCCGCCTTGCGCGAGAAGAACAGGCCGACCTGGGAGAGCCACCCGTCTTGGCTATTGAGGAAGGTCTGCGCGACCTGCTGCCCGTTGATGCTGGCCGTCGACTTGACGGCATCCCAATAGGGCTCCTCGTAGATGTCCACCCAGAACTGGGTGACACGGATCCACTGGTGGTTGATCGCTGCCTTGGCGCGGTCGGCGGCATTGACCTCCCACGTCTCGCCGGTGATGCGGAAGGTGCCGGTGACGGGATCGTAGCTGCCCTGCCTCCACCACGTCGAGTTGGTGCAGACCGTCCGGGTACTGCCATAGCGGGTACGCTGGCGCGTCCGGGCAAGCTGGGTGATGGTCGTGGTTTCGAAGCTGTACTGCGCCAGCCGGGTCTCGCCATTGTATCCGGCGAGGTTCATGCGGATGCCGTGGGTATGCTTCGGCAGCACGAAGCCGTTGTTCACGGTCACGTAAGGGTTATTCGGGTTGAGCAGAGCGAGGCCTGAGCTGTTGCTGCCGGCACTCGGGAAGCGGATGCCTTCGCCGACGACCGCGTCGAAGCTTGCGTGGGCCGTCTGGCTCCCCACAAGGTCGAGGAAGTGGTTGCTGCCATAGAAGATATAGGCCGAGGGCTTGAAGACCCGCTCGCGCAGTTTCTCGAGTTCGACCAGAACGTCCACAAGGTCTGTCTTGAGCGCAAAGAGCTTGAGACGGTCCGCGAGCGCCGCGAGGTCCGTTTTGAGCGTGTCGACCTGCCCGCTGATCTGGCCGCGCCAGATCTCGAGCGCGGTCGTGCGGTTCGAGACGAGCCGGAGATTCGGAAGCTGCGTCGGGACCCACTGCTCGATTGAGACGATGCCCGAGGTATCGAGCAGGGCATAGCAGATCACGACCACATTGGCGTCGGTCGGGGGATAGGCCGGGTCGGGGCTTTCCGTCCCCGCGACAGCCGAAAGCTCGGCGCGTCGCAGGTTCTCCATGGCCACACTCTGCGGCTCAGTGGTGCCGACCTGCGCGTCGATCAGGAAGTCGCGCGGCTGCACGTCGGTATCGACCGACTGCCCGAAGGCGACAATGGCCACGCGCTTCCTGGTCACCAGCGGCAGGGAATTGAAGACGTCAATGACGACGTTCTCGTTGCGGGCATGGACCTCGCCGCCCGCATAAAGGCGGCCAGCCGACAGCGTGATCTCGGTCGCTGCGGTCTTGGAGGCCGTGAAGCCAGAATAGGCCTTGCCGCCGTCGACTGCATCCTTGACGACGTGGTCGATGGACGCGCGGGTGAAGTCCTGCATGTTGTTGAGGTCGGCGGACTGCAGCTCCTGCCGGTCCCGGTAGACTACCTGACTTTCCACAAATTGATTCCTTCTATGCCTCGATGAAGCGTCCGAGTGTCACCGTTCCGACCTTCATGCGGTCGCCTGCGCGCGGGAAACGCCAGGTCTTTGTGTCGAGCAGGATCCTGTCCCGAAGTGATTTCGATACCCGAACCGCTTCGCGTACATCCGCGATGGGCTTGCGATTGCCCGTCATCAGGTAGCCGTTGACGAAGGGTCCCGCCGTGCGTGGCGCCAGCCTATCCTTGATCCGCATGCGGACCTCGGCGTGATAGGGCGGCATCCCGAGCCGCGTGAACCCGAGGTGGGTCGAGCGGATACGAACGTCCGGAACCCGGTCGGGATCGTGAACATGCCAGCGCTCATAGATGTAGCGCCAGGCGATGGTGGGCGGCAGCTGCTTGCCTAGAATGAACTGCAGCTTCGTTGCATAAAGCGCGGTCGGCTGACCAGCGTGCTGCTCCGCGATGTGTTGCGGACGCACATCGACAAGGTCCGCATCGGGATAGGTTGTCGTGTAGGTCTCTCGGCCCAGACGGTAGCTGTAGCTGGCATCGCGCGGGATACGGATCATGCGCTGCGCCACCCCGAAATCGTCCACCAGAAACGCCCTCGCCTTCGGTGGCGCATCGAGATGCAGCGCCCGGGTCGGCTTCGCGCCCAGGATTACTTCGTCGAAGGCGGCGGCGTGGAACCGTCCGACGCCTTCGGGCGTCACGGCTCGGATGGTAAGCGTTGTTTCCTCGCCCCGGTCCCAGAGTTTTGCCGTACGGATGTAGCGCGACCATGCTCCCACGTCCTTTATGCAGCAGGAGTCCAGAAACGCCTTGGCTCTCCCGAAGGCCACCGACGTGAAATGCGCAAACCGGTATCTGCCTCGCGCGACAAACGGATAGATGCGCAGCTGCGGAAATCGCGCGAGGAAGGCGTGCCGCTCTTCCTCGGTGAAGCCTTCCATCATGAAGGTTTTCGCCGGCGGCACGATAAACCGGCGCGGATCTGCGCCCATGATGCGGATGTGCTCGGCGATCGACGCCTGCGTGCCCTTCTGGGCGTGCATCGGCAGCGCGCGGGCCGCCAGCGTGCGGTGCTTCTCTTCTGACCACTCCGGCTCCCAGAGATCGACCGACAGGCCCCATGCCAGCCAGGCCAGATGGGTGACCGGGATTTCCCAAGGGCGGACGAGCTTCGGGACTTCGACCGCGAGTTCATCGATCCGCGCGCCGGTGATGTCGAAGGCCTCCTCGACGGCCGTGTAGTTCGGCGGCAGCAGAGTTTGCCGGGACATGCCGTCACTCATCCCGGATGGAACTGACGGTCAGTTCAATAGCCTCGACGGCGTAGACCTCGGTGACATCAAGCACGAGATCGGCTGCCGGCGACACAAGGTCGACCGAATGGACGCCCTCCTGATGCAGCGCGGCGTAGAGTGCCGAGCGGCGGAGATTCATGCCGAGCATGCGGTTCTTCTCCACCCATGATGTGACGGCAGCGAGCGAGCGCTGGCGCACCACTTCGCCGTCGGGGCCGGGATAGAGGGTCAGGCGAGCGGCAATGCGGGTGTTCCGGATGACGGGAGCCAGAACTTCCACGACATCCGTGAGGGGGCGGATCGCCTCATTGCCGAGATGAAGCCGGACGGCCTCGCGCTCGGCAATCGTAGGACAAGGATCGGATCCCTCCTTCAACACGGTGACGCGCACCACGCCCGGCCGCCGCGAGACTGCCGAGACATCCCGCGCCCAGGGCGCCACGGTGAGCGCATGATACTGATAGGCTCCCTCTGGACCTGCGACCGAGAAGGCCTCGGGCGCCAGTTGGATCCGGCGGCGGAAGCGGTCGTCACTCTCGCCGTCCTGCCTGGCGGTCGCGAACAGCGCGCCGAGGTGATCGAGGTTCGTGCCGTAGGACGAAGCGAGCAGCACGGCCCGTGCCGCATCGTTGATGCGCGCCCGGAGCCGGAGTTCCCGGTAGGCGAAGGCTTCTATCAGCTTGCGTGCGGGCTCGCTCTCGAGGTCGATCACGCCCGCGATGAGCGGAAAGCGGTCCACGAGATCGTTGCGCATCGCGGCGACGATGGCCTCGTAATCCAGCGTCTCGATGATGTCCGGCGGTGCGAGCCCCGAGAGATCGATGGCGGTGAAACGGCTCATTGCGACAGCCTCTCCTCGATCAGCAGGCCGTCCGGATTGACGTAGGCGTCCAGCCGCCTGGCGCCCGCGGGGGTGAAATCCCCATAGACGGCTCGCGGCCGGTACTCGCCCTCGAGAAACACATGAAGCTGCCCGTCGCGCGTCACCTTCACGGCTTCGATGCGTGTGACCCGGAAGCGGAGCTCCCACTGCTCGATGGCCGAAGTGATGGCCGCGAAATACGGCACCACCTCGTCGGGCGTGATGAGGCGGCCCAGAAGGTTCGGGACGAAGGAGCCGTACCACTCGCGCATGATGCGCGAGCCGAAACGGGTATCGAATATGTCCCGGAGCGACTGGACGACATGTTCCCAGCCGGTCAGGATGCCACCGGTCGTGGCATCGAGGCCGACAGAGGGATCACGGAGATTGGCGGTCATGGTCCAGATCAAATGGAGGACCGCTTTGGCTTGCGGGGCGGCGGTTGCACTTCAGTTCCGTGTTCGCTGGGCGTCGCATCGCTTTGTTCTGGAAGCACAGCCGCAGAGACGGTGGGCTCAGCGACGGCGCTATGATCAGGCTCAGTCAACCGGATGAGCGTTCCAAGTCGCAGCTCGTGTTCGGCCTGGCGTTCAGTGAGAGCGAGAACGGTCCCGACCCCGGTGTTGCGATAGGCCGCTACGAAGGGGCCCGCTTTCTCGGTGATGGCGTAGCGTGGCATGTCAATTTCTCCGGTTGGATCTGAGTGCCGGGCAGCCGGCCGAGGTCAGCGTGGTAAGCCGGCGCGCGACAATGAGAGGGCGCAGTGCGGAAAGGTCCGCAGCGCATTAGTTCAGCAGGATGGTTTCAGGAGGGCGGCTAATCCCGCATTAGCCGGATAGAACACTGTTTTCTGACGGTATTGAAACAGCGACGCCAAACGCCTCCGCCATGATCCGGCGATGCGCTGGATTGTCGGCGGCGAGGCGGACTCAGTTCGTGCGGCATCAGCCATCGAGACGGGAGGCTTCGAGACAAGGTGGCTCTCGGTGAGAAGAACCTTTCCGCGCTCGCCGGTCACGTTCACAGCGCCGACGGATGGGTTTTGGCGGAGCACCAATGCCACTTGTCCGGGTTGGCATTGCAACGGGAGCCAATTTGCGCAAGACTCCGACTTGATAGGATGGTCATCCGGTGGATGTTGACGGATTCCTCCAACGGCTCCGCCCACCCGCTCCAAGCACAGGGGAGATGCGACTGCCATGAAAAGCCGACCGAACTTTTTCACAGCCATGCCTTCCCTGATTGCCGTCGTGTTCATTTCATTGATGTGTTCCGAGCCGGTCAACGCGAAGCCGAAGAAGATCGATTTCGGCTGTACCATGGAAGAGACCATCCGCTGGGCTAACACCAAGGGCGGAAAGGCGTGCATGAGAGCTCTGGATCAAGCGGTAATTGCCGGCTCGAATACCGTGTTCAACATATTCTGCGGCAACACGACCGCCGCCTGCTGTCAGGTCAACACTACAACCGGCGAAGTCTCACGATGCCAAGTGATCTCCGCCACACAGCAGCAGCCAGGCGTCACCGGGCAGGACTCCAATGCCGGAGTGGTGGTCGAGCCAGATGGCACCTTGACGCCTGGCCCCCGTGGTCCGCGACCCCAGAAGGGCGGCGCAGCGCCGTAGTCGCCCAGATGCACATCTGCCAAGCTCTCATCAGAACTATCGTAGCGCCTTACGCAACGGTCGCATTCGCATGCGTCATTCTGGCAAGCATCGCCGGCACCTCCTCGGCCGATTGCGTCCGCGGTCTAGCCCTTTGCGCACTGGAATGCGACCAGCGCACAAAGCCTGAGACGCAGGAGCGGCCACGGTGCGCGCAATCCTGCATCGGCAGCTACCAGCGCTGCGAGCGGGCCGAGACCATACGCTCAACAACGGGCGGCGGGGCGCTTGACCGAGGCAAGTCGTCGGTGCCGGGGCAATGAGTACGCTGGCCGACCGCATCGGCCTTCCGAGCAAGGTCGGCTCAACGTGAGTTTTAACTTTAGGAGAGACGAAGAGCTTTCTGAAGGACTCCACGCCTGACGTGAGTTTGCCTTAAAAGTCATCGAGCAGCCGATTGATCACCATGAGCTGGCGAAAGTTGCAGCTGCTGCAGTGGTGCAGCCAAGACGCTCCCAGAGCCGGGCTTTCGCCAGCACCACTGCCAGGCATTGCCCCTTAGCTCCACCCGTCCCGGACGAGTGAACGTTTGTCTGCTCTCTAGTCAATTCGCGGGCACGTCGGTCAGCCCACCGCCGGGCACCACACCGCCGTGGATATGGGTAGAACCGATATTCTTGCCATCGTGCGTGACCTTGCCGCCGGTGATGGCAACGCCGGCATCGCTCACTTCAACGTTGACGCCGCCAACCTTGACCGTCACAGCGGCGGACGTGAGTTTCAGGGTGGCGGCGCCAACAACGACCTCACAGAGGCCGTCCTTTAAGGTTACAGTGACATTGCCGTAGGTGAGGACGTTCTCGTCGCCCTTGGAAGACGGTGACTTGTTCTGGTCGCTCCAGGTCATCGGCAGCGCCACCGCCTGCTGCCAGTCGCCGTTGGGCGAGAGCGCGGTGAATTGCTGCCCCTTCGAGGGTGGTGTGTGAACCTTCAGGGCACCCGAAATCTGGGCGTAGGGCACCCAGGGCGACAGGAAGGGCTTGCCGTCGACATCCTTGCCGAAGTTGAGCCTGACGCGCTGCCTCCCGGCATCGACTTCCTCGACTGTCCCGTGGCGCATGACGCCGGAGAAACGGCGCTCGAGTTCGGCGATGCGGGCGGCAAGTTCCACCACTTCACGCATCGGCAATGCGGGCCAGGGCGGTATGGTGGTTGACGATGACCGGGTCGGGAAGGCTCGAGATCTCAATCTTCTCGAGAGTCTGAGGGTCTTCGGAAAGATCGAGCATCGGACCGAGCCCGATGGCATTCGCAGTTTCGAGGTGGATGCCCAGCATGTTGGCAGCACGGCGCCAGTCGGCGAGCGGCGTGCCTTCGATTTCCGATCGCAGCATCTGTGCAATCGGCGCCAGATCGGCGTCGCCTTCGATGACGCCGAGCAGGTCCGCCCACGCCGTGCCCTCACCGATAGCAGCGCCATCGGTGGGTACCTCGATCAGGTCACAGGTCAGTACGATCTGCCGTGCGGCAAAGCGCACCCCTTTCTCGACCGACGCGCCGCGCCGCGACTGACGCCGCGAGATTCGCGGCACAAGCTTCATCCAGACGCGCGACCAGTTACTGCGCTCGCGCGTCAGCGCCGCCATCACCTGATGTTCCATGAGGTCGAGGGCGAGTTCCATTCCCTCGTCGGTGTGCGGGATGGTGATGACGCTCTCGCCGCCGTTATCGCCCGGTACCTCCACACGCGCTGCAATCGCTGCCTCGATGACGAGATCGCAGGAGACGTTGCCATGGAACAGATCGCGGCCCGTCACCTCCATCTCATGGTCGTCGGTTGTGACGATGAGAATTGGTTGCCGCTCCTCGGCGATGGTCTGGTCGATGGGGGCAATGGCACTGTCATAGACGCGCGCTTCCGCCAGTGTTGCACCACGCAAGCAGCGTGCCGCAGCGATACGCATGGCAAGACGGGCGAGGCTCATGCCGAAAGATCCTTCCATCTGGTATTCTCAAGCCCGAAACCGTTCCCCAGCGGACCGTTTTGCCGGACGGCAACTTCATGGGGCACAGGGGGCATGTTCCAGACGGGAACATGCCCTATTCTGCAACATCCTCCCGGACGAGAAGAAGGTTGAGATCGCCCATGCTGGTCGGGTGAACGGCGGCAATGGCGAAGGATGGGCTTCCACACCGCGCCGGCAGCCTCAGAAGGTCGCCCTTCGCGGGCCGGAACCCAAGTTCGGCAACCTGAGCAGAGTCGATCCAGAACGCACTCTGCTCAGCGACGATACGCGTCGTGCCGGTAAACTCTCCGCCCCGGCCCTGCCCCCGGAGATCGGACGGCGCGGCAAGGGCGGAGAAGATACCCCTGACCTTCACCGCCATCCGGTCGGCGTCGGCTGCCGCCTCTACATACTGATTGCCACGGCGCGGAATCAGCACTGCTTCTTCGCCGAACCCTTCAATTGCCGCGCCAGATGCCAGCGCATCCAGGGCGTCAAAGGCCGAGGTCACGAATAAGCCCGCCTCAGGTGCGCTTGCCGGGGATGAGCACGCGGGGCCGGGTGCAGTAGTGCAGCGCGTTCATCTGGAACTCCAGATTGACGCCCTTGCCGTTCATCATCTCCCACTGCTTGCCGTAGAGACGCTGGCCGGGCGTGTTGACCGTTTCGATGTAGTCGGCGGGTCCATAGACCGTGCGGAACAGGCCCGGCACTCCCATCGGGAAGAGATGGCACTTGTTGGTATCGACGCCAACACTGCCGCCGCCCCGGTAGTTGGCCCAGGTGATGCCGCCGAAGTCGAAGGAGCCGTGAAGGCCGCCGGCACCCGGATTGATGTAAGCCCCACGCAGGCTCGCCGCATCGGCATAGCCCTTGTAGGTGTCGCGCACCTCCTTGTGGGCGATGAGGTCGTCGAAGAAGGTATCGCCGCACAGCGCCATGACGCCGGTATAGGGAATGCCGTCGAGGGTCGCCGCCATCTGGCGGATGACGCCGGCGCACTTCTTGCGGAGGCCGCCCTCAGGGGGCGTCGCATTGTCGAGATCGAAGTCGATCTCGGCCGCCGGGGTCTCGGCGAACTCGGTGAAGTAGTCGAACAGCACCGCACCGTCCGCGTCGAGCAGGCGCCCCGTCTTCAGGATGTTGATGCGGTGGTATTCCTCAGTGAGGGCAAAGAACTGCGAGGCTTCGGCTGCGCGCTCGGCAATCTTGGACTGCAGGCGCTCGACGGCCACCTCCTCGCCGAAGACCCGCACCTGCTGGACCTCGTCGGCATTGATGGCATCATCTACCTGGAAGTGCGGGACCCTCAGCGTGCGCATGGAGCGCTTGCCCTTGCCGAAGGTCTGGCCCGGCCCGCCGCGGGGACTTGCCTGGATCAGCATGCCGTTCTGGGCCTTGTCCTTCTCGATGGCGATGTCGAGCGTGTCGATGCTCACCGTCTGGAACAGGCCCATCTGGCCGATGGCCGAGGGGACATAGGAGATCTCGCGGAGCGCATCCGTGAGGCGCATGACGCTGAAGGCGTCCTGTGTAAAGATGTTGAGAATGGACATGTGTGTTGTCTCCGGATCAGCGCACGATGACGCCGAGAGTGGCGAGGGCGGTGTTGGCAGCGGCCTTTTCGGCCGGCTGGTCACGGTCGGCATGGTAGGTGAGGCAGTTGCCGTTCACCTCGGCGTCGCGGACGATGGCCGAGACGGTGACGTCGGCTGAAGTCGCATCCGCGCCGTAGATGGCGATGGCGGCGGGAGCCTGGCTGCCGTCGCTGGCACCCACGGCGCTGGCGACATATTTGCCACTGGCCGTGACCTTGCCGAGCACGGTGCCTGCGGCGATGATGCCGGCACCCGACGCGATGGTGATGGCCTCACGCGAGCGCTGGCCGTTGGCTTCCGAGAGGATGAACTCTCCCGGGTGGCGGGTTTCCACGAGAACTGTCATGCTGGTTTCTCCTCTCAGGCCCTGGCGAAGCGGCGGTTGGCGTTGGCGATGGCCCGCTTCCAGCCTTCCTCGGCGCGTGCGTTGGGGTTGGGACGTTCAGGGTCACGGGTGGCGCCGAACTCAGGCCCTGCGGCGGCGCGCTGTGCGAGCGCATCGATCCGCGTCTCCTTCGGGGAGGCAGCGAGGACCTTCTCGGCCTCGGCAACGCACAGGGCCGTTTCTGTCGCAAGCATGAGGGCCTGCTTCTCTCTACCTTGTGCCGCTTCGCCGTTTACAATGGCGCGGATGCGGGCGCGCTCCTCGACACGGGCTGCGACAACCGCTTCTTCCAGCCTGGCTACCGGTTGAGGCGCGGGGGCTTCGAGTCGCGCAACCTCGCGCATGGGCTCGGTAGCCGCCTCCACGGCTGGTACAATCTCGTCTGTGCTCATGGATATCCCTCCTTTGCGAGCGTTTCGCCCGGACGGGCGGCTGGTCTGTGAGAGTGAGGCCAGTACCTCGTCGAAGCTGGCAATGCGGTCGGCAAGCCCCAGGGTGATTGCTTCGCTGCCAATGAAGGTGCGGGCCTCGGTGGCGCGCGCCATGTCGGCGGTGAGGCGGCGACCGCGTCCTGCCGCAACCGTGTCGAGGAACTGACGGTAGTGGGCATCGACACTGGCCTGCAGATCGGCACGCACGGCGTCCGAGAGCGGCTCGAAGGGGTTGCCGTCGACCTTGTGGCTCCCGGCGAAGATCAGCGTCGGCTTCACACCTTGCGCTGCCAGCTCTCCCGAACGGTCGGCATGCAGCATGACGACGCCGATCGAGCCCACGATCGAGGTGGGCGAGATGACGATTTCGCTGGCCGCACTGGCGAGTCCATAGGCAGCGGAAGCGGCCATGTCGTTGACGAAGGCGGTCACGGGCCTGGTCTGGCGAACCGAACGAATCAAATCCGCCAGACCTGCCATTCCGGCGGCTTCGCCACCGGGAGAGGAGATGTCGAGCAGGACCGACCGTACCTCCGGGTCTTGTCCTGCCGCACGCAGTTGGGCTGCGATCCCCTCGTAGCTGGTGAGCCCCGACCGGCTGTCGAGCCAGGCACCACGGTTCACCAGCGTGTCCAGCACCGGGATGATGGCCACACCCTCGACCGTGCGGGATAGCGACGCCGATCCGTCTGCGCGCCGAGTGGAACCGACGAAGCGGCTGGCTTCCGGTCCTTCCCCACCTTCTTCATCATTGAAGAGCCCGGCATCGAGGCCGATACGGCCGCTGAGGACCCCGAGAATGATCTGGGCCTTGGCCGGATGAATGAGTAGCGGCGTGTTGAGCAGCCGCTCACTGAGGCGGAGGAGCTGTCCCGGCATCAGAAACCTCCCGCGCGCAAGCCGAAGCGGCGGCGCTGGCCCCCGGTCCTTCCGCAGAAGGACTCGAGGCGCGAGAGTTCCGCCCGGAGCGCACCAAGATCGGTCCTGCCATACTGGACCTTGCGCCTGACGCCATTGCCGGCGTCGAACTCGATCACTTCCGGGCGCCTGCCCTCGAGCAGCGCGTAATAGGCTTCGCGAATCCGTGGGAGCACTGCGCATGGATCGGCATAGTCGGTGATGATGGTCATTCGCTGGGTTGATCCCCGTCTTGGTCCTGGGAGCCGGCACCAGATGGATTGGTGATCCCTTGGTACTGGTGGTCGGGCAGGCCGTAGGTTTGCCGGAGCACACTTTCACGGGCGCGCTGCGCGTAGACGTCCTCGATGTCGTGGCCGAGATCCTCGGCGATCGCCGCATCGGTCATGACACCGAGGCGGCACCAGATCTCGTGGGCCTTGGCCATCTTGAGATCGTCTGCCTGCGGCTTCGGCGCTCCCCGCCAGATGGCGCGCGAAGCGGCAGACCGGTTGGCAAGAAACCCTTCGAGCCCGCCCGGGAAGGGAATACCACCCCGAGCGATCTCTTCCTCGAGCCATGCCTCGTAGATAGCGGTGCAGAATGGCCCAAGGATGTGAGCACGGCGGTAGAGCGTGATCTGGAAGATCTCGCCCGACGCCATGCGGACGCTTGAATAGGTGGCGTTGGTGTAATCCGCCGTGGCGCTCTCGTAGGTGAGGCCCATGCAGCGGGCGAGTTCCCGGAGCAGGTGCGCTGCGAAGTCCCTGTAGTCGGAGTGCGGATGCTGGGCGCGATGTAGCTCGAGTTTCTGGCCCGGAAACAGATGGGCAATCCGGCCATTGATGCCGAGATTGATGGTGGCGTTGTCGTACCAGCCTGATTGGGCCTGGATGTAAGCGTCCCAGGGCGAGATGCCGCTGGCCGAAAGCCGGGCCTGTTCCTGCGGCGTCAGCAGGCCGGAAAGAACTTCCTCCGTCGGCTCGTCCGAGGTGATCGAAGCCGCAAACACCGTCTGCAGGATCGCCGCGGTCAGCGTTGCATCTGACAGCTGGTCGAACTGGCGCGCCACCTGCAGTGCCGGTGTCAGCGGCGAGATGCCCCGCACCTGACCCGGCATGCCGTCAAATACATGGATGACACGGGTCCTGCCCAGACTGTCCCGGGCTACGACATCGAATTCCACCGTACCGAGCGTCGGATCCTTGCGCGTCGCCAGATACGAAACAGGCATTCCGTCGGCATCCATGCGCACACCCTGCAGCATGTTGCGCGCGGGCTCGGTGCGGCGCACCACGCGGTGTGGCGGCACGAGCCTCACCTTGGTGCCGTAGCGCCCGCCGGGACGTCCGCGCCAGGGCAGCTCGGCCCAGATCTCGCCGGTGGCAAACCACGAGCGGAAGGCCGCCGCCTGAAGCTGTCCAAAGGAGCGCCGTCCCTCGATATCACATTCGTAAGGTCGGTCCGCCCACAGGCTCCAGCGCTGCTCGACCGTCTGGGCCCAGGCTTCGGCTTCCGCATTGCTCATGCCGAACAGGTCGTTCTCCGGCATGGCCTTGAGTCGAAGTCCGGTGCCCACCGTATTGGCCACTGCCTGGTCGATGGCTCCGGCCATCCAGCCGGAGTTCTGGATCAGGTCGATGGTGCGGGCCGCCGCCAGATCCCACGAGGCACCGACATCGTCGGAAGCTTCCCTGAGCGCCGGACGCCAGCCGCCAAACACCACGCCGCGGTTGCCACGCATGAAGTCGGCGCGTACGGCCGGAGGCAGGACGGATCTTCCGCGGGCTGGAGCAAGCCAGTCCCGCATCCGATCTATCACGCCCATGGATTCACCTGTTCAATCGAGACGAAAGGCCGGCAAAGCGCGAGCGCAGATCCGGCATGGCAGCTGCCGCGTGGCCAACGACGGCTTTGACCGGCGCACTTTCGATGTCTTCTTCTGCATCATCAGTAAGGACAGCCGAGGTCCTCTCCCGCAGCACCCCGTCTGGAATGCGCTGGACGTTCAGCGAGTAGCCGATCGCCATGGCAAGCGCCTCGCAGTCGAGATAGTGGTTGGCGCGCGACTTCTGCACCCACTGCGGCTTTCCCGTGGCACCATCGACAACGCGTACCTCGGAGACAAGCTGCTTCGCGTAGTCCTCGTCGATATCGTCGGGCACAATGAAGGACCCCGGCTGATCGAGCGGTGTGCGAATCCTCGATACCAACAGCGACTTGAAGAAGTCGGTCGACAGCCAGACCAGGTCGATGGAGTATGTGGCCTTCTTGCCCCGCGGCGTCACCTCGATCTTCGACACCCGGTAGGGCGGCGACATGGTGGCCCGGCCCTTGGTGGGCGAGACGAGCCACGGGTAGCGCCTGGTGAACTCATAGACCTTGTGCTCGTCACCGGCGTCGGGCTTGTTCGGCCGGAAACCAGAGTCGACGAACACCCGCTCGATCTGCAGCCCCGCGATGGGCGTGAGCATCAGGTCGGCCAGCGCGTTCCACACCTCGTCATCGTCGGTGGGCCCGTAAAGCTGCCCCCGGTCGATGAGCCAGGAACGACCCCGCGCTCCAAAGCCCCTGATCGTGTAGTAAAGCGACAGTTTCTGAACATCGACGCCCATGCCGAGGCGGAGGACGCCGCTAGGTACCTCTTTCATGCGGTAGGGCTCGCGGCGCTGCAGGATCTCCTGCCAGTCGAGGGCATCCCGACCCGCCGCCGGGGTGAAACATTCGCCGAACCCGGCATTCAGTGCGGTCTGCAGCTGGTCGGGATCGCCGGAGGCAAGAGCGCGGACATAGCGCTCGATCCGCGTCCCCCAAGTGACAAAGGGGCTTGCCAACCCGCTCGCCCAGAAACTGATGGTGGCGTTCTCGGCCGGCTCCCCCAACACCTCGCCGTCTTCAATCCACTGCCCCGGCGCCACGTAAAGACCCCGGGCATTCATCTCCTGCTTGTCGCCATCCTGATGCAGCCCGCCGCAATGCGGGCACTGCAGTTGGGCTGCCTTTGACGCTTCCGCCGGCGTGGCATTCTCCGGCCAGCGCATCTGCTCGAAGCGCGGCACGAAGTAGGCTTCGCAGTGCAGGCAGGGCCAGCAGAAGTGATGCCGCGTCCCCGACTGCCAGAGCTTCCAGATGGCGCTCTCGACCGCGTCGGGTTCCGCTGGCTTCCAGAAACGAAGACCACTTTTTTCGTCGAGTTCGGTTTCGATCAGGCCGCGCGACGGCGTGGACGTGATCGCGGTGACGAAGTCGGCATATGTTTCGCCGCGGGCCTCCACCAGTCCCAGCGGATCCCCCTGCCCTTTCACATTGGCCAGCATCTCATCGTACTCGTCGACCAACGCCAGCGCGGCCGGACTCGACTTCAAGGCCGCCGAGGATCCAGCATGCGCAAGCCGCACCGGCACCCCTGCCACGATCTTAAGCGTCTTCTTCATGCGCCGCCCGCGCACCACCTTGGCCGAGAGCGTCTCGGCTTCGTCGAGCAGGTTCATCAGCCGCGGCTCGAACTGGTCGGTCAGAAAATCCCTAGTGGGGCCGACATAGAGGATCGGCGCCGGCCGCTGGTCGAGGCGCGCTCCGATGAGGTCAATCAGATTTTCAGTCTTCCCAGACTGGGCAGAGCACACCATGACGACGCGCTTGTACTGACCGCCATGGACAGCCCTGGCCATTGGCACCATGTAGGGCGTGAGCCAGGGATCCCTCGGACCCGGAAGACCGGACGTCTCCGAATAGACTCGGTGGAGGCGTGCCCACTCGTCAGGCGGCAGCTTCGGCGCCGGCCGGAGGATGGCTTCTGCCAGCCTCCAGGCCTTCAGCCTTTTCTGTGGCTCGCTGGGAAAGGCGCGAGAGGACACCATCGATCTCTGTTTCTACCTTCTGGCGCTCGGCCACGATGCGGGTGAGCCGCGCGGGAAGGCCTGCAAGCTCCGACCGCACCATGCCTGCGAGTTCCGCCATGTCATTCAGCGCATCCTCGACCGGGATCAGTTCGCGCGAGCGCTCCGCAATGCGAAGTTCGATCTCCAGCGCCCGCGCATCGCGCACCCGGCTGTCGGCAGCCGACCTGGCGGACCGGCGCTCGTCGTCCTTGAGGTAACGCAGATATCCTTGCACAGCACCCACGAGTTGAACGAAGCCGCGCTTCTCGGGCTTCGGGATGAAGCCCTGCTTCGCCAGCTGCCGGATGCGCTCCTCCGAGATCATCAGGAGCCGTGCAGCCTGGCTGATGGGGATCAGGCCCACGTGTTCCGCCATCCTGCACACCATTCCCCTTTGAGTTGTTTTCACCGAGATCGGCGCGTCTTGCTCACCCTGACGCACCACCGACCCGCTTTCCGCACCCACAGCCGATGGACATGGCGGCACGAACTGGCTAAACGGTCTATGTCCCTTTCAATGACTTTCCCAAAAGCGCCCATGACGCGTGCCGCTATCCAGGACTGTAGAAAGTGGCTTGGTGACTCTCTCCAGGCGTTCAAAATTCGCGCTCTCAAGACCCGCGCCAGGGGCAGCGACATGTCGTTGGAGTGTCCTACAAGCACTTCGCTCCTTGAGGCGCTTTGTGACGGCGATCTGCAGCAGGCAGAGTTGATCTCGACGTCTTCCCACGAGAATTCATCGGCCGGCATTCAAACTGCGTTCGGTTCGGTCCTGTCCGTCATTCCTCAGCTCGAGAAAGACTGGCTCGACGGCCAGCGGGGTCATAGCGACACGGTGTATGCATTCTGGACCATGGAACGGCTTTTGAGCCGGCTCGAAAGCCAGAGATCCAGCCAGACAAGTCCACGCAGGGCTACCTGGGGTCGTATTCTTCTGTCTGCCGCGCCAGATACACAACACGTGTTCGGGCTGTCAGTCGTCGGCGACAGCTTTCGTGCGGCTGGGTGGGACACGCAGATTTTCACGAGCGATCGTCCTGACAGCATTGTACAGGCGGCAATGGATTCGTTCACCGACTTCATCGGCCTCTCCGTCGGTTATGATGAAGGGCTTATGGATCTCGGACAGTTCATATCGCTGCTGCGACAAAAGAGTCGGAATCCATCAGTGAAGATCATATTGGGCGGTAATGTTTTTTTATCGCCCAGGACTCAGTATGACTGGCTGGGCGCAGACTATGTCGCTCTCAGTGTTGAAGACGCGCTGGGGTATTGCTCCGGCACAGCAACCGTCG